CCACAGCAACCACAGCAGCCACAGCAGCCACAGCAGCCACAGCAGCCATAACAGCCACAGCAGCCATAACAGCCACAGCAGCCACAGCAGCCATAACAGCCACAGCAGCCATAACAGCCACAGCAGCCATAATAAGCAAAGAACTCCTTCAAATAGAGTCGCCCCGCCTAATTAAAGCGAGGGCGGCAAAACAAGCGCCGGCGGCCTGTATGGCATCAACGCTTCACGACCTTATAAAGACCGTAAACAAGGAACGCCGGGGCGCTGGTGACAATAGCGACCAGCAAAACAAGACCACAAAGCGCGCTAAACTCATCAGCAACGCCGAAAAGCACAAAAACGAGAAGGCCGGCGTATGTGTAAACGCCGGCCGCAATCAAGGCCTTCTTCATAGTCCCTTAAATGTGGATTGCAAAAGGTCATAATAAACATGAAAAGCGGGCGAAGGCGCGTAAAAAGTCTCCGTAATAAACGACTTTTCGATGAAGTGCTCCGCGTCTATATAGGCGGAGCCGGGGATGGCCGCGAAGGCCTCGAAAGCGTCGAAGGCCTTCTGGAGTGGTTTAACCATCTTTTTATAGTTACCAATTTGCGCGCGGTCCTGGTCGTTTATCTCCTTCAAACTGCCAATCAAAGCGAGGCCGGCTTCAACCGTTTTTGCGGCGTCAATACGACGCTCCCCGGGTGTGTATACTATTAAAAGGTCGTGCGTGTAATGAACATTTGAGCGCGTTTTAGCATCCCAAAAATGCAACCGCACGCCGCTGGGGTTTATATCGGTTGTTTCCAGCGTGAAGGGCGCGTCGAGCGATTGAAGCTCGGCGTTTAAAGTCCTTAACACCCTGTTATTAAACACCTTTTTGTCGAGGTCTTTAATAAGGCCGTTAACGGTATTAATAACGCCGATTACGGCTTCGCGGGTCTTGATTGATTCCTTAACGCTGTTTATCTTTTCGCCGATGATTTCGGCAGCTGTTTTGTTGAAATGTCTTTTCATATGCTTTGTTGTTTTATGTTTACACCACAAAGATAGTAAACATTTACTAATTACCAAAATAAAATGCAAAAAAAGAGGCACAAACAAAAAAAAGTTTGCACCCCTCGAAAAAAAAATGGCCGGAGTTCTCCGTCTTTATAGCTTGGATTCTATAAACTTAATACGCTCCCAAGCGCGCGCCAAATAGGAGGCTTCAATATGCATATAGAAGCCGGGGTCGTTGTCGTGTTTGGCCTTATCATGCCACAAATACACGTCTTTAATATCGTCATTATAATATAGAAAACACGCGCCCTCGACCAGGCGGAGGAAGTGCTGAAACAAAGACAGCTTCTCCCCGGCGGTATCGCACAAAAACCGGTTGTAAGGCGTGTTAAGGATGCCAACACCGACGCCTTCGGCCTCCTCCAATACGGCACGGATGCCGGCGGCGATACGCTTTGATACGGCACCCATTTTTTCGAGGCGGGCGGCCTCTTTTTCGCACGCGGTGCGAAGTTCTTTTTCTGTCTTCATACTGTTTTATTTTTAAAGGTTGATAAATAGCCAAAACAGGCCAAAAATTAGTGCAAATTCAAAAGTCATTGCAATAGCCATCAGTCTATTAATTTATATTGTTCCACCAAGTTATCAATATAAATATTTGAGGTGTTTGTGGTGTTATTCCCGACATTGAAGAATTTATACCCTATTTTGCCGTTATTATCTTTATAAATAACGGTTTTAAAAGGGTCATTAGTTCCGAAAAAGCCGGGAGCCGTGAAGGGTCCCTCAATTCTTACAACCTCGAAGGATTCCCTTTTCAGCACCGCGCCACCGGCGCACGGGTCATAAATAGTTAGCTGTAATTTCATACTGTTTTGTTTTTGTTTGTTTGCACTGCAAAGATATGTAAACATTTGCCAAACTTCCAAATTTAAAGACACCGATTTTTTAAAAATTTTACAATTCTTTGAAAACTAGCAACTTAGAAGGCAATATACGCTATTTATGCAAAAGGGCAAATTTTGTGTATATTGCATGTATTTGCATCAAAATAAAAAGAGGATAAACCATATCATTTTGAAGGTGGCGCGCTTAAAACGCGTTATTTGAGGACACGTAAATAAATTGGTTTATGCAAGCAAAAAGCAAACTATTTATCAACTTTTTAAAATGTTTTAACAAATAAACGAAAAGCAAAGCAAAAGCGCGTTTATTAAAAAGGCGCGGAGGGAGGGCGGTGGCGAAGCCACGATACTATTGTAAATATAATAATTGCAAAGGTGAACAAAGCGGGGCGGGCTGGGCGGTGGGGAGGTGGAGCGCCGCGGAGGCCTCTCGGACGTGGCATCCATCACGGGCGCGGCGGTATTCATCCGGGCCGCCGGGACGGCGGTATGGCATCCAAGCGGGGCGGCATCCCGGAGAAGGACATCATCACGGCAGGGGCACATTTTAACACTTTTTTAACATAAGTAAATTTAACACATAGGCACAAAAGGTTAACAAATGTTAAGGCTATAATCTAACTGACTATAAATCAGCATCATACAAAGAAGCCTTCTTTGTCGTCTACTTAACATAATAAGAGCTATTATACACAAAATGTTAAAATGGGGCTTCGGGGGTCTGAAGGCCACATCTCTAAAAATCAGGCCCCCAAAATAGCGACCAGGGGGCTTAACTCCTCAATATAGGAGGAGGAGGCTCGAAGGCAGGCCCCCTAAAAATCCGGACAGGGCACTTCAGTTTTCCGAAAAAAAAAAAAAATTTCGGGCCCCCTAAAAATCCGGACAGGGCATTCCACCTTCCCGAAAAAAAAAATTTTGAGCCAAAAAGGCGGGGCGTAACAAAAAAGTGTTCTGTTACAGCAAATTTGCAGAACACTTCTGAAAAATGCAGGCAACCCTGTAACAAACCTGAGTAAGGACGAAAAAACTGAAAAAATCCCGGCGATTTGCCAAAAATCGGGGCTTTTTTGACTGCATAATCGTATATTTATGCAAAAAGTGTAACAAAAAATCGCTTGTTACACTTTTGTTACACTTTTTGTTACACACTTAACGCACATAAAATCAGCAACTTAGACCAAAGTGTAACAAATGTAACAAAAATTTATATATATAGGCATAATAAAAATATAGAAATATGCACACACACACATATAATATTATATATACGCCTATATAGTGAAATTTCTTGTTACGTTTGTTACACTTTGGCTTAACGACCTAAAATTCAGTAAGTTAAAGTGTAACAAAGGGTGTAACAAAGGGTGTAACAAAAAATTCTTGTTACACTTTCGCCCCAAGGGCGCCTTCAGATTTGCCCAGGAGGGTGAAAATTTGCCCAGGAGGGTGAAAATTTGCCCAGGAGGGTGAAAATTTGCCCCCGATGGATAAGGATTTGCAAAAATGTACGCCGGTGCGCTTTTTTGTGTATCTTTGCAGAAAAATGAACGCTTATGGATAAAGAGCTGTACAAGGAGAGCCTTTCGGAGCTTTTGCCCGACCGCGGCGACCCCGATGCGACCGAGATGTCCCAGCGGGAGGTCGGCCGTGAGGCGGACGAGCAGGAGGGGCGGCTCAACGCGGCCTCGCTCGCGAGGATGAAGGCGAGGGAGAGGCGCGAGCTGGAGAAGGCGGAGAGGTCTGTGGGCGAGAAGGCCGAGCGGCACCGGGCCCGCCTCATGGAGAACATATCCGACATAGAGGCCGCCGAGGCCTCGCCCGAGGCGCAGAGGTTCCTTTCGGCCGGTCCGTCCGACCTGGCGCCTTACTCGGGCACGACGCGCCGCGAGGTGGCCCAGCTGCTGAGCAGCCTCAACATAAACCTCAACCTCAACCTCAGCCGGCAGGACACGCACAACCTCCTCGGCTGCCTGCTCACCGCCAACGAGTCACAGCTGGAGGCCCTGTACGACAACAGCCGCATACCGCTGGCCGTCAAGACCATCATAAAGCGCATCATGGACGACAGCAAGACGGGCAACATAGACACGATAGAGAGGCTGTGGGACCGCATCTTCGGCAAGCCCGCACAGGACTGCGGCGCGGCGCTCCAGACCGCCCCACAGTCCGCCATCCCCGGCGTCATACCGGGGCAGCCCGTCAGCCGGGAGGCCCTCGTGGTCATAAGGGACACCGTGTTCGGCAGGCAGTAGCGTCCGACAACCAACACCGACAGACGATATGGGTACAAACATAGACGAGATACGTAACAGCATCAGCGCGTCGTACGGGGCGCGGGGGGCCTCGGGGGTGAACCCCGTCGAGGCGCTCAGGCTGGAGATGCTGACGAGCGTGGAGGCGTTCACGCGGGCCATGTTCATGGCCCAGCAGCGGCGCTCGTTCGCGGTCAGCTGGCACCACCGGCAGATATTCAAGGCGCTCCAGGACGTGGTGGACGGGCGGTGCAAGCGGCTCATCATCAACATGCCGCCCCGGTACTCCAAGACCGAGACCGTCATAAAGAGCTTCACGGCGTGGTGCTTCGCCCTCAACCCTAGGTGCAAGTTCCTGCACCTGTCGTATTCGGACATGCTGGTGAACGACAACTCGGCCACCATACGCTCGGTTATGTCCGACCCGCTGTACCGGGAGCTGTTCCCCGGCTCGGCACTCGAGAAGGAGAAGGGCTCGGCCACGAGGTGGAAGACGAAGGCTGGCGGCGAGTTCTACGCGGTGTCCACCCAGGGACAGGTGACGGGCTTCGGCGCCGGACTGGTGGACGAGGACCCTGACGACGATGCCTACAGGGGCCTTACGGGTGACGCGAGGCTCGACGAGTTGCTCGGCCTGCTTGACGCTAAGAGCAACGTATTTAACGGCGCCATCCTCATAGACGACCCGATGAAGCCCGAGGACGGCGAGTCCGAACTGGTGAGGGAGCGCATCAACACACGCTTCGAGTCCACCATCCGCAACCGTGTCAACAGCCGCAACACCCCGATTATCATCATCATGCAGCGCCTGCACGAGAACGACCTGTGCGGCTACCTCATGGAGAAGGAGCCGGGCGAGTGGACGGTGCTCAGCCTTCCCGCCATACAGCGCGACCCCGTCACGGGCGAGGAGCGGGCGCTGTGGCCGATGAAGCACACGCTCGAGGAGCTGCACCGGCTGAGGGACGTCAACCCCGCCATATTCGACACGCAGTACATGCAGGACCCCAAGCCAAAGGAGGGCCTCATGTACCCTGACGGGCTCAGGACGTACAAGCCGGAGCAGCTGCCCCCGGGCGTCCAGAGGCGGTGGAACTACACAGACACCGCGGACACGGGTGCTGACTCGCTCTGCTCGATATGCTTCGTGGACACACCCGAGGCGTGCTACGTCACGGACGTGTACTACACGAGGGACCCGATGGAGGTCACCGAGCCGGGGACGGCGCGCATGCTCGCCCGCAACGGCACGGCCGTGGCGAGGATAGAGAGCAACAACGGCGGTCGGGGCTTCGCTCGCAACGTCAAGCGGCTGCTCAGGACCGAGCTGTCTAACTTCAGGTGCGCCGTCCACACGTTCACACAGACGAAGAACAAGTACGTCAGGATATTCACGGCCTCGGCCGGGGTGCAGAGCGACATACTGATGCCCGAGGGCTGGGAGCACCGGTGGCCGGCGTTCTACACCGCCATTACGAGCTACCGCAAGGACAACAGGCGGAGGAGCCAGCACGATGATGCGCCGGACGCGCTGACGGGCGTGTACGAGATGCACTCGAGCGTTGCGATGCGCTCCGGCGGCGTCAAGCTGAGGAACTAGGAGACACGGTGGTTTATCGGCCGGGATGCCCCGATGCGCCCGGACGAGTAGCCTACACCCTAAATTAGGCATAAGAGGGGTTCCATGAGGGGCACACGGGAGGGCGGACGGCTCGGGCTGTTCCGCCCTCCCTCCTTTTAGCGAAATTTAATTCGCCACAAATGTGCGTAGGGTATTGATTTATAGCAAAAGATAACTTATATTTGCAAGATAAAAGTATAGCGTTGGCTAAAACGTGTACTAGCGAGCGCATTTGTCTAACATAAAACAGAAACTAAATATGGGACTAAATTGTGGATGCCCCGAGGCGGCGTCACTCGCTAGCATTACGGCTAGCGCTTGTAAAGAGTCATTCGGCCAAATTCAAAAGGTCATTTTCCAGCGTATTCGCGGCGCGGCTGGCGAGAACACTATCGCGGCTGGCGACATAGCTGCTAAGACTGCTATGGCGGCCCTCTTAACCGCGGACGACGCTACTAAGATTGTCGTGTCTCCTTACCTTTGCAATCCTACTACCGAGCCTGGAGCGGCCCGTGTGTTCGGCGGCGGTAACCAGACGCTTGGAGGTCAGGAGATGGTTATCGGTCGCGAGCCTACCAACTTTACTGGCTCAATCTATCAGGAGCAGCAGTCGGTTATCAAGGTTCTGAAGGGTTTCATGTGCGAGAACATCGGCGTGTACCTCGTTGACGAGAACGGCAATATCGGCTGTCTTGACGGTGGGACAACCACTTCGGGCGACACCTCTACCCAGCGCTACAAGCCTATCCCTATCGCACGATTGTTTGTCGGCGATAAGAAGTTCGGCGGCTTCGAGGAGGTTGACTCTAACGAAATCAGCTGGCAGTTCCTGCCTAACTGGTCTGATGACTTGAAAATTCTGAAGGCCTCGACCTTCGACTACAACCCTTTAACCGACTTGTAACATGGCTAGGGAGACTACACAAGTCCTCCTAGTGACACCGCAGGGGAAAGAGAGGGCGTTCGCCATTGACCATGCCGAGCGCCTGCTTGCCCTGGGTGACGCGGCCAACGGAGGCTGGAGAATCAAACCCGACTCTAAGTATTACTACTCAGAAAAAGATGGCATTAGAGTTAAACGAGATACGGAATTTCCTGGCAAAGCCCCAGAAGGGCCGGCAGCTGATGAAGGCGTCGGCGCTTCAGAAGAGGCTGCGCTTCCACACCGAGACCAATCTGAGCAGCGGTGACATACGTCAGCCCGCTTCGGACTTTTTGGACTGGGTGAGGGGGTTCCTGCCCAAGGATAAGTTTACTATCTTTTTGGGTCTGTTCAAGTTTCCACTGAGTACGACAGCCGTTGTGGACGATGTGTACAGGGAACTGGAACGCGTATTCCACTCGCGCAATTCGTCTATCACGTATCAATTCTCAAGTCAGGAGTTGCTTGAGGACTGGCACAACTACAGACGCGCCAAACTGAACGAGCCATTGGTTTGGCACAAAACGGCGTGGAAGCGGATGCAGGTTTCACCTAACTCTGTGCTTGTTGTCGATTTGCCGAGAGAACAGTCAGGACTGCGGCCTGAGCCGTACTTCTACTTCCTCGAGGTTGACGACATCATCGACTACGAGACTGTAGACGGCACTCAGTTGAAGTGGATAGCGTTCAGGCAGCCCAATGACAAGGTGGCCGTGTTCGATGATGAGTATATCAGGGTGTTCAACTGCAAGGAGGGCACACTTGAGATTATCGGCGTTGACACGCAGACGGCCCACGGGCTCGGCTATTGTCCGGCACGCTTCTTTTGGCAAAGTCAGGTGAACGAGCAGGACAAGGAGGTGAAGCAGAACCCGCTTACCAAAGAGTTGAGCAACCTTGACTGGCTATTGTTCTTCTCTACGTCAAAAAGGCATCTTGACCTGTATGCCCCATACCCTATCTACAGTGCCTACGAGGCCGACTGCAACTACTCGAATAACGAGACGGGTGACTATTGCGACGGCGGCTTCTTGAGGAATGCGAAAGGCGAGTATAAAGTACTCGCAGACGGCTCGCTCGAGCCGTGTCCGTGCTGTTCCAACAGGCGTATTGCCGGTCCGGGCTCGTTCTTGGAGATACCTGTTCCGAACGTTCAGGATGGTGTGGCTGACTTGCACCAACCCGTCACTATAACCACTGTTGATGATAAGTCACTCGCATACAACGTAGACGAGTGCGTTCGTCTGAGAAACGAGATTATCAACGAGGTTGTCGGAGTAGGCGGCTCCGTGAGTGAGAAGGAGGCTATCAACGAGACCCAGGTGGCGGCTAACTTTGAGGCCAAGACGGCCGTGCTGCTGAACCTTAAAACCAATTTTGAGTCGGCTCAGAAGTTCGTAGACGATACGGTGTGCAGATTGCGCTACGGCGAGGCGTTCATTTCGTCAAATATCAACTGGGGCACCGAGTTTTACGTGTTCACTATCGACGAACTTTACGACAAGTTCAAGAAGGCGAAGGACAACGGTGCCAGTGAGGCGGAGCTTGACTCCCTGTCTCAACAGATAATTGAGGTTGAGTATAAGAACGACCCCGCGGCGTTGGCCAGAATGCTGCTTTTAAAACAGCTTGAGCCGTACCCTCACAAGACTATGCAAGAAGTGCTCAACTTGTACGAGAAGGGCCTTTTGGACAGGGACAAAGTTGTTTTGAAACTGAACTTCATCGGCTACATAGACAGGTTCGAGCGGGAGAACATCAACATTGTGAACTTTGGCGAGAACCTTTCTATGTCAGAAAAAGTGGAACGGATTTCCAAAAAGTTAAGAGAATATGTCAAAAAAGAACGATTTACAGAGACTCCAGGAGGTTCAGGCCAAGCTGGAGGCGGCCAAGAGTAGCAACCCCGAAAGGTGGACCGATGAGCTACAGGCCAAGTTAGACGAGGTTAACGGGGTGCTCAAAGAGGAGCAGGCCAAGTTAGACGAGGATAGCAAGGCCCTCAAGGAGGAGCAGGCTTTTGCCGTAGACCCGCGGTACTCACGAAACGTTATCCTTCGCGTCTACAAGGGCAGCCGCTATAATGAACAGACGGGTAAGGAAGTCGCGAAGCTGTTCATTATGAATATGACTAAAAACGAGTTCGACCGCTTTAAGACCTACCACAACTGTCTGGGTCTGAACGTAGCCGAAGTGCTTCACGACCCTTATGGCGAAGCGGAGGCACTAGTTGTTAAAGTTGTTAAATAAAAAGTATCCCAAAATGCTAACGATTGAAACTTTAAAGGCCAACACGAACTTGGCGGGTCTAACAGACGCCCAGTTGTCCGCTATTGCGGAAATGTCACAGAATGACGAGCAAAACGTTATCGGCACAAAGATAGGCGAACTTCACGGACGCTACGATGACGATATCCTTGCAGTAACCGGTATGCAGAAGAACCCTGGCGAGAAGTCATACGACTTTTTGAAGCGTATTCTGACTGAGTATAAAAGCAAGGAGGGCGCTAACGCCACGGTGGCCGCCCAACTCGCTAATGCGAACAAGACCATCGAGGACCTCAAGGCGAAGTTGGCGGCTAACGCTGGCGATGAAAACCTCAAGCAACAGCTGAAAGACGCTAAGAACCTTGTTAGCCAGCTTCAGACACAGCTCACTACCAATGTTGCAGAGTTCGACAAGCAGAAGCAGGCCCTTAACGAGCAGATTAAGGCCGTTCATTTGGACTATGCGTTCAAGGCTGCCACAGCGGGCATTAAGTTTAAGGCCGGTATCACGGACGGAATCGCCAAAATCTTGCTTGACTCGGCTAAAAACGAGGTGCTTCAGAAGGGCACTCCCGACTTTATTGAGGACGGCAACGGCGGTAAAAGACTTGTTTTCCGTGATGCGGCGGGTAACGTCCTTAATAATCCGGCCACTAACCTTAGTCCTTATACCGCTGAAGAACTGCTTATGCAGACCTCGCTCAAGGACGTTATTGACGTCGGCAAGCGCCAACCAGGCGGTGGTACAACCTCTACGAATCCGCCGAAGGGAAATCCGGCATCGCTCTATGATATTAGCGGTGCTAAGAGCCAAGTGGAAGCGGACGAGATGATTGAAAAGGCGTTGTTGTCCGAGGGCCTTACAAGGGACTCGGCCGAGTTCCAAGACAAACTATTGCAGATTAGGACCGAAAACAACGTGTCAAGTCTGCCTATTCGATAACTCGCTTGCTCTGGTAGCGAAGGGAAGGCCACTAAGAGCGCACAACACATAATGTAAACCCTTATAAAAACTTTAAACCATGAGTTTAGTAGCAACCAGAATCCAAAACATTCGAGCGAACTCGAATTTGGACAAGTATGAGATTAGGGGCAGTCGTTACGGCGCTTTCGACTGCTTCGTAGAGCAGACCAACTCTCCTATGAGTATGGTGTCTGACGAGTTGAAGGCAAAGGCAAGAAGCTCTATCGGGGCTCCTAAGTTGCAGGTGCCCGTTATCAATTACGACTCGGGCGTAACTATTTCAAACTCTCGCAGCGCCACTATCGCTGACGATGAGAACACCTCTGCTTTGGTAGAGGTAACCTTCGCAACTTATTCCTTCGGCTTTACGATGGTCCCTTCGTTGTACATGAACAACGAAATCGGCTATCAGAAAGACTTTGAGAAGAAGTTGATGAAGTACATTTACGCTTTGGGTAAGGCCCTTGACAGCGCTGCCTTGACAGCCCTTGACTCGGCTAAGACCCAGGCTATCGCGAACCCGCTGCTTTACAGCTTCGACTCAACAGGTGGCACCCCTACCTTTATTTTGAGTGCTAACTGGAACCAGCGTGAGAACATTCTTGGCGACCTCGGCGTTATGGCAGGTTCCAACGACTTCTTTGACCAGATGCACATCATTGGTGATGCGGGCTTGCAGTCAATGGTTCAGAAGTTGGCTCAGAAAGACATCTACAACTCCGTGAACAAGCGCAACGAGTGGGCCGATAAGGTGTTCCACTTCTCGAACAGCATCGCGCCAAAGGCGAACGTTTACGCTCAGGGCTTTGCGGTCAACGAGGGCTCGCTTGGCATGCTGACCCGCTTCGAGCGTGAGTGCTTGAACGGTACTACAGCGCGTACCGGTCACGAGTGGGGTATCGCTACCCTCCCAGTGCTAAATATTCAGTGCGGCACTTACTACTACGAGTCTGTTGGCGATTACAGCGCTATTGCGGGCGCCGCTTCTGCCGACATGGACCGCGTAATGAAAGAGCACTATGGCTTTGCAGTAGACGTTGCTTTCATCACCTCTTACAACTCTCATCCAGCAGCAACTGGTTCGGGCTCAAGCGCAGTACCAGCCCTTCCTTCGCCGGTCATTAAGTTTGAGGTTGGCTCTGTAGGCGCCGTTTACGGTGAGACTGTTGTCGTTGCGAACACGACCACCAGCCCGGTCAACACCAAAGAGGTGTCCAGCTAAAATAAATTCCGGCTTGTCCGGGACTTCTGTTGGCTTTTGGGAGATAGGGGCAGGGCATTAGCCCTACTCCTATTTCCTTTTTTTTATTTTTAAGCGTTATGATAAGAATTAAGGACGTTACAGGGGCTCTTTCCGGCCTCGTGGGTTGGGAACAGAATTACAGCCCGCTTGATATGAGAATTGACGAGGACCTTACGAGGTCTGACTCCGGTCTGACCTTTCAGCAGGTACACCCGTTACTGACCCTCTCTAATTTGGCGAGTGTCGCTCCGAATTTTGACGGTATGACCTTCCCAGCGTACTCGAGTTCGGCTAACTATGTTAAAGGTGATTTGGTCACGTCAGGCGGCGACCTTTACAGGGCCATTAAGGATGGTATCGGGCACGATGTGTCGGACATAACGTATTGGATGAAAACCGATTTGTTTTCAGACTGGCTTCGCCACAAGACTAATGCGAGCATAGCCAAAGCCGTTATGCGTTTTGTGAACGAAAAGCTGAATAAGGGCACGTACAAGATGCTGTTTGAAAACCAGACTCTGTTTGACGGCACCGGTAGGATTGTGGATAGGGAACCGAACCGAAGCAATGTCTGCGGTTTTGAACTCGTACCCATTCGCGCTAAGGGTATTACTACGAAGATTAACAAAATAGGTCTTCAGTTCTCAAAAGCCGGTGACTACACCGTGTACATTATGCACTCCAGCCTTCCCGAGCCGTATAGGGTTCTGCACTTTACGAAACAGAAGGACAATGCGATGGAGTGGTTTGCCCTTAACGATGTCTACCTGCCATATTCGGACAGCGCCATTGACGCGGGTGGCAGCTGGTATGTGGTATACAATCAGAATGAACTGCCAGAGGGTAGCGAGGCAATTAAAAAGAACAGGGACTGGTCTAAAGAGCCTTGCACCACTTGCTCGAGGAACGACTATGCAAGTTGGGTGCTTTGGAGCAAGTACTTTGAGGTTCATCCGTTCTATGTAAATTCTGAGTTGGTTGATACCACAGACGGACTGTCAATGTGGGACGTGAGGGATAACAATTACGTGTACACCAGCAACTACGGCATTAATCTTGACATAACGGTGGCATGCGACATTACCGATACCATTATCGGCCAGAGGCATCTGTTTGCCGATGTTGTGGCTAAGCAGGTAGGCGTTGATTTTCTGCGGGAGTTCGCATATAATTCAAATGCGAGGGCTAACCGAAGTATCATCAACGCCAGCAAAACGGAAGTGCTGTACGAGTTGGATGGCGACAGTGCGTCTATGAAGAAGAGCGGCCTTAATTATCAGTTGGATTTGGCATTTAAGGCGATTGAGCTTACCTTTGAGGGCATAGACAGGGCGTGTCTGCCGTGCAACAATGGCGGTATAAAATACAGAAGTATCTGACATGAATGCGATAACTAACCTGATACGAAGAATTAAGGCCACTCGTGACGTGATAAACGAGGAACTGAGGGCCATAATCATGGAGTACTCGGACGTGATTATAGATATGGTCGCTAACGACCAGCTGTATGAGCGTGGTATAAATGGTTATGGCGAGGACATTTCGTCCTACGAGCCCTATAAAATGGGCACTATTCGTATCAAGCGCGAGAAGGGACAGCCGACCGATAGGGTTACTTTGCGGGATACGGGGGCCTTTCACCGGTCCTTTAGACTGAGGTCTGACGATGAGGGCTTTTACATAGTCGCTACTGATGTTAAGGCCAAAGACCTTAAAGCTAAGTACGGGTCGGCTATCCTTCGGTTATCGCCTGACAACATCGCGGAGTTGCTGAAGGGCTATGTTAAGCCAGAACTAATCAAACGAATAAAGCATTACTTATGAGGCATAATTTTAAGGACAATGTGAGGATACCCATGAAGGACAATCCCGTATTGTTGGACAAGGTTATTCAGGGCATACAGGTCAAACTGAAGGAGAGGCTAAGTTGGCTTAACCATTCTTTCGGGAGGGGTTATAAAATAACGGAGTATCAGGGTGAGGATAAGGTTTTGTACCCAGCCGCCTATGTAGGCAATGGCGAGTATGAGTCTCTTATGCCGTCTGACACTCTTGGTAATTTCAGCTGGTTCGACATATACGACCCTCAAGAGATAACGATATTCACCCCGGGAAAAACGAATTTGAAATTTTCGGGTGCAATAGTGTTTTGGTTTGATTTAAACACTATCTTTGCAGATGCGAGGGCTAACTACTCTGAGGAGGTTAAGAACGAGATACTGTCAGTCCTTTCGTCCCCAGGATTGGTTGAAGACGGGAAGTTTAAGCTTATCGCTGTATACGAGACACTTGAAAAGCTGTATGACGGGTATTCTATCATGAGAGCCTACAACCCTTACTCATACAAGTCTGAGGGCATACAGAATATAGACAAGCAGTTTTTTATGCACCCGTTTGCGGGTATACGTGTAGAATTTGAAATCATAGCTAACGAAGTATGTTGATACAGTCTATTTTTATTATGGCGCTGCTCTCAGCGTTTTGCATCTTGTTTCTTACGCGGACCGGGATAAGGGACGGCATCAGGGATGAGGCTGATGTGTCCGGTTGGCCGTTTATAGCGAAAGCGGTTGATTGCGACTTCTGCTTTTCTTTTTGGGTGAACCTTATAGTTGCGGGTGGCGCTATCTTCGCAACGGGGGACCTCAGATATTTACCAATGGTCTTTGCGGCCACGCCAATAACTCGGTACTTACTATGAGGCAGTATGTCATAAACGGAAAATTGGTGAAGCTCTACGATAGCATCGACGAGCTACCCGTGGTGAACTTTCAGAAGTACAATAAGTGTGTACTTATAGATGCTGGCCTAGGCTCGGATATAGAGTCCGTTGACGCTAAAATCATAAGTGTTGCCAAGATGATAAGCAAAGGCGAAACGGAGAAGGCGATGGGCGAGCTACAGAACATGAGGCAGGCCATGCACCTAATCGTGTCTGAGGTATCGCCTAAGTATCTGGCCTTTGCCGCCCTTGTGCATTCCGTTGACGGGGTTAAAAATACCGACTTGTCGGACGATGGTTTGAAGGAATTGTTGGGGAAGATAAACGAGGCTCCCGCCTCTATGATAGAGGGCTTTTTGAATTTCGTAAAAAAAAACTTCGTACCGAGCTGGAAACGTACTACCCGGCGATGTTCGTGAGCGCGAGGGAAAAGGAATGTTACGACATTGTAAAGAAGCGTACTCTTTTAGTCCTGGAACAAATCACTGACGGGAAGGATAACGAGAAGGCCGTGGAGGCGATAGACGATGCTCAGTTTGCCAAATACAAGCCACAGAAGTATATCGGACCTGAGTCGGTTGAGGTGACTACAAACAAGCAGTACGAGACTTCGTGCCTTATCATAAGTCAGAAGACGGGACTAAAGGCGAAGGATATGACGGTGCTTGAATACTATAATGCTTTGGCAACTATTGAGAAAATGATAGAGGCTGAGAGCAAAACAGGTAAACAAATAGGGAGAAGGTAATGGAGGAGAAAATCAAATACAGCGACCTCGTTTCGGCTGATGACTCGATATCGAATCTAATTAGTCAACTCGAGGCCCTTAATAAGACATTCGTGGCTACTGCGAGCCTCATTAAGGAGAATGCGGCTAGCATAAGCAAGGCACTTTCAAGCGTATCGGGTGCTACCAATCAGGGTAGGACCGGTATAGAAAGGGCGGCTGTCTCTACGTCCAGACTTGAAGAGGCCTATAGGATGCTGGCGCAGGCGCAAACGGAAGAGGGGCGGCAGTTGGCATATGTCAAGTCACTGATAACTGACACCAACAGGGCGTCTGTGGAAATGAAGAGGCAGATTGACGCTAAGGTAGGCAGTTATGAGAGTCTAAGACTGAAACTCCAGAGCGCCATTAAGGAGTTTAAATCTTTAGGCTCTGCCGAGCGGGCTACCTCTACGGCTTTGGACGTAATCCGTCAGACTCGGGACGAACTCAAGAAACTTGATGACCAGCTGAAGCCGACAGTTGTCAAAATGACAGAACTAAATAGGATTGAGAATGAGTTGGCGAAGACTAAAGAGAAATTAACGGCAACTCAGTCTAAGGAATACGGTGAACTTCTGAGGAGCAAGTCTGTGCTGAAGCAGGTGTCCGCTTTAAAAAAGGCGGATATTGAGCTGGAGATACAGAAGAAGAAGGCGGGGGTAGAAAATATAGATACCGCTAAGTTACAGGTTTATTCGTATGACTTGCTATCTGCGGCCTACAAGAAACTGAAGCTTGAGGTGAATTCCATGACAGCCGCTGACCAGGACAGCCTTCGGACGAAACGGGAGGCCGAAAAGCAGTTGCTGGCCATTTACACACAGATGCGTAAACTGCAAGAGGCTACCGGCAACCATACTTTGTCGGTAGGTAATTACAACAAGGTGTGGAATGGCTTGGGGTACTCGATACAGCAGGTAGTTCGAGAACTCCCGTCAGCGGCTATTAGCCTAAACACCCTGTTCCTCGCTATGTCAAATAACATACCTATTGTTATTGACGAGATTAAGAAAATGAAGGTGGCGAATGAACAGGCGATAGCCGCTGGACAGAAGACCACGAGTATCACCAAGACCATTATGGGCTCGCTGTTTGGCCTACAGACGGTGCTTATGCTTGTTATTACCGCCTTCTCTATGTATGGCGATAAAATCATAAGCACCATCAGTAAAATGATGGGCTTTAACACTGCCATAGAGAGTTCGGCTGAAATGCTCGAGACGCTTACGAAGGCCCTGGACAAAAACGATGAGGGCTATGGCAAGAATATGGCCAGCCTCAGCAAACTCGCCGACCAGTGGGACCACTTGCAGGAGTCGGATAGGGCAAAGTGGGTAAAGCATAATGCCTCTTTGTTTGAGAGGTTGGGAATCTCGATAAGGAACGTAAATGAGGCTGAGGAACTGTTTGCCTCGCACGAGCGACTTGACGCCGTGAGTCAGTCACTTTATCAGAGGGCTAAAGCCGCGGCGGCTGCAACCATAGCGGCTGAGAAATTCAAGCAGGCCCTTACCGCAGAAATGGAGGGCAATACGTTACGGGAGTCGGGTCCTGGATTTCTTGACTATCTGTATACGGGGGCGGGATACCTTAGCGGAGGTTATTCTTCCACGGGAACTTTCTCACAACGCCTACAGCGAACCGTTCGCCGGAGGGCTCTAGAGTATGAGGGGGAAGGAAACATGTTGCGGTTGGCCGCTCAAAAATATATTGATATAGAACTCGAGGCGCAGGAGGAGGCGAGAAAGGTACTTGAGCAATCCGGACTGAGGCCGTATGAGGGAGAGGGCCACGCATCTGAGAAAACTCGCACACAGAGGGAGTTGAGGGACCTCACAGACAGAATTAACCGGCAGAGCGTAGAACTGTACAAGAAGCTTGAGGGCTCTAAGACTGAGCTGTATCAAGAAGAGTTGGGCAAACGCGAAAAAGCGGCGGAGGACGCATACAATGTAGACGTCAAGAGACTTGAGAACATAAGGGCCAAGAACGAGAGCTATTTGAAAGGGTTGGGCCCTCGGTATAAAGCACTGACGGACGAGCAAAAACAGCAACTCAGGGAGCAGAACGCTTGGATAGATGCGATTACGGGCAATGAGGCCAAGCGGGTAGAATTTCTGAAGGCTGAAATAGTGTACGAGAAAATGCTACGTACGGAAATGCTCAAACGAGGCTCGATAGGCGGGACGGGTAGCCTTATGGAAAAGTCAATCGGTCGGGAGCGCGACATTAAAATAGGGATGCTTGACAACGAAAGGGACAAGCGGAAATATGCCAACGTAAACCTTGAGAATGAGGGCGACCCAGCGGCTCAAGCGGCCCGAGACCTTGAAATAACTCAGTGGTATAACAGAGAGCTGGCGAAGGTGTGGGCAGAGTCAAACAAGGAAATATACGAAATTAGGCTAAGAGGTCTGGATAGTCAGGCCAAGTTAGTTGATAAGTTCTCTGACGAGGAGTTTAGAATCGGAAAGGAGCGGATAATCGCACAGAAGAAGATAGCCCTCGCATCTAACACTTTGGCAGACCCGACAAAGCAGAGTGACCCAGGAAAGATAGCGGCAGAGTATAACAGACAGCTGGCTCTGTACGAGGGTAATTACCTGTTGAAGAAATACCAGCTTGAGGTAAAAGCCGAGCAAGCGATGGCTAGTCTCCGTAAAAAGTCGAGCCGGCAGAGAGAGGTTGAGGAACTTGACTTTGAGCGTAAACTTATGCTCAAGAAGCTTGAACTGTATAACGAGGGCAAACTTAACTTGTCAGAGGGCGAGGTCGATGCGCTGAATGCTGATGTGACGGGTAATTTACAGAGGCGTAAAGAACTTACGGGAATTTCCGGTTTTATAAAAGGAGTCGGCGACGAAGGCCTTGGCGGTGGTATCCTACAGCAAATGGGTTTTGACGACGATTACATCTCTGCTATGGATGATGTAACCAACAAGACACTGGAAAATATCAACGCCATCATGGAGGCCGAGATTGCCTTAGCTGAGGAGGAAAAGAGGTTAGCCGATGAAAGGGTCGATGCCGCACAGAGGGTTTTGGACTCAGAGATAGAGGCCCGAAACAACGGTTACGCAAGTAACGTAGCAGATGCGCAAAGGAGGCTGGAACTCGAAAAGCGGAACCAAGAGAAGAAGGTCAAAATACTCGAGCAGGCTCAAAGGCGTCAGGAGGCTATTAATTCGGTAACACAAGCCTCGTCCCTTGTTACTGCCAGCGCTCAGTTGTGGTCTACCTTCTCGGGAATGGGTCCTGCTGGTCCGGCTTTGGCCATAGCGGCCATAGCGGCCATGTGGGCTTCGTTTGCGGTATCAAAGGTAAAGGCCAAGCAGGTGGCTAAGGCTCAGCAGGACCGCTACGGAGAGGGTGGCCTTGAAATACTGGAGGGCGGCTCACATGCTAGCGGGAACGACATTGACCTTCATACTAAGAACCGCAAGGGACGGAATATGAGGGCTGAAGGCGGCGAGGCGCTTGCTATTATCAACAAGCGTAATACGCACCGGTATCGTAAAGTACTTCCCGATATTATTGAGAGCCTTAACAAAGGTGTGTTTGAACAGCGCTATGCCAGCGTGTTCCAGAAGGGTGAGAACCTACAAGCCGTATTCAATGCGCAAAATCAGGTAGATGTCTCTCGGCTGGAGAGCAGCGTAGAGGCTATTAGAAAGCGGGTTGACGAGAGAATTATCCCGCTGGGCGATGGCTCGACAATGATAATTAAGGGCAATGTTAAACGTATTGTAAGATGAGGGTATCCAATTATTTTGTTTTGGGAAAACGGCTAGACGTTACGTTTAGCAATGACATATCTATTGACCCGGAAACCGGAGCCGTCACTTCGGTTTCCGGCGATGATAGTTGTACCGACTTCATAAGCCTCGACAGGCCATCGTGCTGTATCAAGATAGGCGACCACATAGTGTTTCCAGAGGGCGCTACCGTGTTCGCGTATCTGTACGATGTGAGCAAGAATCTTATAACATCAGAAGAGGTTTCAAACGGCTCGAGGATAGGCGGGCCAGACACCTCCTTTATGTATGTCGCATTTCGCCTCGCTGATACTACCTATAGTGGTACCATAGAAGGTATGCTCGATATGTTTAGGCCGTGCAGCCCCCATTACAAGGAACTCTCGAAGAAATATAAGAAAGAGTCGGGTGAGGAATTTTTCAGAGTAACATTGGACGGAAAGGTTGCGTTTTTCCGAGAGGATTTTGACTTTATAAATGACTCCTGGATAAACGAACAGCTGCTTCTTAATGTGTATCAGACCGTTGACGGCATTACCTCGCTATATGTTGAAGCGCAGTTCTTAAAGACCAACTGTACTCTTGACTTATTTGCCCGCTCGGCAGAGGTTAAGCCAAGTTCAAACGACCAGTACACAGAAATACTACAGGCCTATGACAATAAGTATGACCTGATTAAACTGAAGACGCCCACTACTTCGTACAGGTTCAATAAGCGCGCCGTATATCAGGTTTATGTGGCTGGCTCAAACAAGGTGGCTAACTTTACAGGCAGCACCACCTGGGAGGAAGAGGTTGATGCTATATCGGACATTAATGTCCTACAGAACACGTACCATTTTGCTGTCGGACCCTCATACGAGGAGGTCACTATCAACGAGGCGGGCGCGAACTCTCCTATCAACGGGGTGTATCAGGCCTCAAAATACAGTCCGATATGGAACAGTACACACGACTACGAGGAAGATGGTGAGGTAGTAACCGTTACGACGTCTATTGTGTTTGTAAAACGGTATAGCGCTGGTTCGACCAGTCCTTTCCCGCCTGACACTCATAACTGGTATACCGTATCGGGTGAGTATATTGAGCTTGTCACCCCTAACTATCTTTTGTTGTATGATTTATATGAAATACAGCTTTGGAGCGGTCCTAACGGAACGGGTACGTTGTTGTACTCAACGACTATGAACTTTGCAGTTAAGCCCTCTGAGGGCTTTTTGCTGGGCCTGCATAACGACTGGACTGCTGAGGTTCCGGGGCTTCCGTTTATAGCGCAACAGACCGGGCTAACGCCCTCAAGTTTTTATCTCAATCAGATAGCTTTCAGAATTGAGATGGGGAGAATCGTATGTGACACGAATAAGTTGCTTGCTCCGGACGGAAGACTTATTTGGCCATTGGCCTATGATGATTTCGCATCCCTTGGGCGCAATTTTAAAAAGTGCATACCATACGCCGCGACCGATTATGAAAATGCAACCGACGATACCCTCATCATATCAACTACGGGTACTCTATCGGATACCCCAACGGCATACGGTGCTAACGATTTCGGCAGATATTTTCAGGCGCCGCTGATTTCTACTGATACGGAAAGTCACTATGCTGTGCCTATGGCTAAATCTACATGGGTGAATGAGTCACACTGGATAGCCTTTCACGAGTCTAAGTATGAGGAATACATAGAGAGGCTGTATAGAGAGGTGAAACATAACGATGCGTACGATTTGCACACCGTTATCAAGTCGCTTTTGAAAGAGATGGGCTCTAGCGTTACCTTTGATAATACTGAGGAGTACAGCCGGTTTTTCTACGGTACCCCCGATATTACTATACCGGGTAATGCGTTAAGGGTGGTTATTGAGCCTAAGTCCAACATACTCACCGCAACATACGACCAAGCAGCGCAGAAGGCTGAGATAACCTTTAAGCAGCTGATGACTATGCTGAAGCAAGTCTATAAGGTGTATTGGTTTATTGACGGGAATGGCAGGCTTCGCCTTGAGCACATAAGGTTCTTTGAATGGGGCGGGTCTTATGAGGGGTACGGTGAGCCTGGTTTAGACTTAACGGTACCGAAGGACATGTACAATAGGAAGAGCGTCATATATGCGCAGTCGTCTGTGTCGTACGACAACGCTGATTTGGTACAACGCTATGAGTTTAATTGGGGCGAGGAGGTGCTTGATGTCATGGGTCAGGGACTCGTGATAGATATGAAGAGCAAATATGCCAAGGAGGGTACAACGGAAACTATCAGCATAAGCAACTTCAATCCTGATTTAGACTATATGCTGTTCAGCCCTTCTGCCTTCAACAAGGATGGCTTTGCACTTATGGTTGTACAAAACGAATCGAACGTTGTTCCTATCTATGAAATGCACATTCAAGACGGGACACAGCAGGCTATGCGTAAAGTGTACGTAAATAACGGTGCGGCCTCTATGCTGTATAATCTCTGGCAGTACCGTTATGATATGTCTGCGTACAGATATACGTCTAATATGGACGAAGGCACGGTGGATGGTGCCTTTGGCCATAAGCAGTTTAAGAAGCAGACCGTTAGAGTGCAAACGGCCAGTGACCCGGACGTTTTTGGCTCTGTTTTGACGACAGCGCACGAGGACCCCGGCCGAATAGACAGCATGTCTGTTAACATCTCGACTCGAATGACCGATATCTCACTTAATTTTGAGCCGTGATAATTATCAGCGGGTGCTAAATAGTATTAAAATTTCGTATATTTGTATAATTATTTAAGATAGCGTAAAATGGCAAACCCTATATGTTTATCACCGCTGAAGTTTTACGACACTCCTGAGAAACAGGAGCGCTTTAAAACGTATGCTTATGGACATGTAGCGCCACTTATAGCCTTGGCAAATGTCGTTCCGGCCTTTCAGCTGGTTGCCTCTGGTAATCTCGTAAGCGCCGTATTGAAGAGCATATCCGGCGCGCCGGATATAGACATCACGTCCATTTTGGCGGGTGGGTCTTATACGGTTGACGGAATCGTCTTTCAGTATTTGGGCCACTTTCCTACTACATCAGTGCGAATAGAGGGCGAGTACTATCTTGACCTTAACCTAGGCGGTACGCACTACTATTCTGAGGTTATGTGCTTCATGCACGATGTAGAGAAGTGTTTGGAAATTGAGTACTGGAACCCCGAACAGGACTTTGAGCTCAAGAATGGCAAGGTGAGTTTCGCCAACGGCTTTCGCTTTAAGGTGTATCTACAGACCGAACTCGGAAAGCCTGAGTATGCGTTTGACGAGGAGGCTACACAGCGGTACGGGTATACATTCATAGAAAGTCAGGTTTCTAAAAAGGTGTATAAGTTCTCGGCCATCTTACCTGAATACATGTGCGATGCCCTTCGTCTGGTCCGCTTATGCTCGCATAAGGTTATCCGCTCGTTGGGTGAAGAGTATGACGCGCTTACGTTTGGAATGGAGCCGAACTGGCAGGAGCAAGGTGACTTGGCTTCCGTTAACTTTGAGTTCGATGTCGACAACATAATTGTGAACTTTGGGAGCCTCGAGCAAGTAGCACCGGCTGAGGACTTTGATAAGGGCTATAATGACGACTATTTAAGCGAATCCCTTTAATTTAAAATTTTATACACATGGAAGGAATTGAGAAAATTATGTGCTTTGACAAGCCGAGTGACAGCTTCAGCAACTCATTGGCCGCTGCATCTTTGATGAACAACGGCATGGGCGGTAATGGATGGAACAACCCATTCATGTATTTGATTTGGTTGGCCATGTTCAACGGCGGCAACGGCTTTGGCTTTGGCAACAATGCCGGTAACGCTATGCAGGGTAACGAGTTGATGAACCAAATCAACTCATTGCGTCAGCAAATCGGCGACAATCAGCTCAACAACGTAGCGATGGACGCTATCAAGGGCAATCGGAACGCAATCGCAAATTTGGCTACCTCGCTGAATTGTGATTTTAACCAGTTGAGCACAGGCTTGTGCAACGTTCGTTCGGCTATTGAGCAGGTTGGCGGACAGGTAGGTTTCACTTCCGAACGTGTAATCAACGCGGTCAGCATGGGCAATGCCGCAATTACCTCTAAGTTGCAGGATTGTTGCTGCGGAATGAAAACGGCCGTGCTCGAGCAGGGCTACCAGAGCCAGCTCGCACTCGAACGGCAGACCAACACCCTCGGTCGTGACATCGAAGCGTTCCAGGCTCAATCGCAGTTGCAGAACTGCCAAAACACCTCTGCTATCACACAGGCCGTAACCAACCTGGGCTATCAACTCCAGCAACATAAGTGCGAAATAGTTGAAAGCGGGACAGCCAACACCCAGCGCATTCTTGACGCGTTGAACGGCCACTGGCAGGCAGAGACAGCTTTGGCCTTGCAAGACGAGAAGTTCAAAAATTCTCAGTTGATGCAGAACCAGTTTATCGCATCACTGATAAATGGTCAGACAGCAGCCGCTAAGGCTTCATCTAACGGCTAATCCGAGTAACCAATTTCATGATAGCTATGCGGTTGCTATGCCGCATAGCTATTCTTTCAAAAGCTAATAACAATATGATTTTTAAAGATGCTAAAATAAATCAGGTCCTTTATACATTTAACAGGGCCAACTGTACGGTAGAGGCTAGTAAAATTGTGTCAGTAAGTCCATCCCGATTGGAGATGCCGCAGGGACAGACCGTCCCCAATACATTTTTGCCTTCGCCTAAAATGGTAGTGGATATCGTGACTGAGGACCAAAAGTCTTACACCGTAAACGACACGAATGAATTGGCTTACACGCCCGACAGCGTTATCACGTGTGACCTCAAGGCTCTTCTGAAAGAGATTGAGAGCCATAGAGTGATTTCTGAGGAAGCACTTTCAAAAATGGAATATCACAAAAGTTGTATTGCAAAATGCACTGCATTGTTAAGCCAATACGACCCTGCACAGAAGGAGCGCCAAGAGATAGACGCTCGCTTTACAAAATTGGAGACCTCGCTTCAGAACTTGACATCGAGTATCACCGACTTTATCAACGAATTTAAGAAATAAAATGTACACGATTATATATTCAATGACCGGCAAGTCAAAATGTGAGGCGCCGGAAAAAGAGCCCGCCGAGGTGAAAGAAGAACCCACCAGGACAAAAAAGGTAGACACATATAACAATATAGCGCGCATAGAAATGTCCTCTGAGGGCTATCTTAACTACATTAAGAAGAACGGCTTTCATTTTACGGACAGCTTAGCGGCTGAGGCCTGCAAGAATATGCAGAATAGCGACGGAACTTCGCACCGTTGGGCACCGGAGGGCTTTGAGGCTGCTTTGAATATGTACGGATTAAAGGCTGCTAATCTCAACCGCTGCACGATTGCGGATATGTGCTATCTTGCCAATATGGCTTACGCTGACGGCTTCTATGAGGGGGGTGCCCGATGCCGAGAAATGGTGCTTGAAGTACGCTGTAAAAGTGGCAGACGATATTGACGGCTACGAGGGAATGCCTTTCATGAGGTATCTTTCGGACACTATAGGTAAGAACATTAAAATTGACTGGAACAAATATGCTTGACTTGATTGAAAACGGACAATGGAATGCGCTCGGCTTTTTCATAACGACAAGGGTTGCGGTAATTGTCGTATGCTGGGCCTTTATGGTTTTGGCCTGCCTAATTGATTTGTGGGATGCTAGAAAAACTGCTATCTTAGTAGGCGAAAAGCTGGAATCGCATAAGTACCGCAACACCGTTATTAAGGCAGGCGACTACGCGCGTGTACTGCTGTTCACGCTGATGTTCGATGCGCTCGGGTTTCTGCTCCCGTTCTACTCGTTGCCTTTCGCTACATTAATCTGTACTGTAGCGATTTTGCTTATCGAGGGCAAATCTGTGCTTGAGCATTCTGCTAAGAAGAAATCAGCCTCAGCGAATATACCGGAGGTGTTTAGAATGATAATTAAGGCCTCAAGTACGAAAGAGGCAGAGGCCATTATTAACTATTTAAAGAATAAAGACAATGACAAATTGGACGGTCCTGAATAATGCTATCCGGCAGGTAATCTACTCGAATGGCACACGTGATATTACGGGTCAGATACTTCAAACGGCCCTTTTGAACATTGTAAACAGTGTTGGTTCCTTACCGACCTTTGGCGGCACAGCTACGCCCTCAACGAATCCTGGCGTACATGACGGGCCTGTTTTTTATATTGCGACTGCCGAAGGTACGTACTCTAATTTCAACAACATAGCGATTACAAAATCGGAAGTACCTTCTATTTTAATATGTACAGATGGTACTTGGGTCAAACAGGTAATCGGTACAGCTCTTGCGGCCGATATCGAAGCTCTTGTAACATCTTTAAGCACCGAGGTCAGCCGTGCGCAGGCCAAGGAGGCGGAACTGCAAGAGGCTATTGCTGACCAAAATGACGAGATTGAAGATTTCAAGTCGGCTATAACTGACCAGGTCAACAACTATCATCCCATAGTAATTGAAGGAGACGTAACTAATGCCGCTGATGAGGAAGATTTGACGTCTGAAAATGGACTTTTGAAAATAAAAAACAGAAGTGCCCTTAATGGCATGGGGTATGTTATTCTGCGTAGGGGTTCTTCTTTTGCTTCGCAGGTTACTCTGCCAAACACTATCTATGAGGTTCGGTATAATTTTGACTTAAACGGAGCAGAAGTCACCATTCCAGCAAATTGCGTATTGCAGTTTACGGGGGGCAGTGTCAGCAATGGAACACTTGATTTAAACGATTGTAAAATTCAGGCAGATACGGCTATATTTAGCAACATTTCACTTGCCGATAATTGTGTTTTTACACAAGACATCAAGCCAGAGTGGTTTGGCGCAAAAGGAAATGGTGTAACTGACAGCACAAGTGCTTGGGCAAGTGCTATCGCTTTTGCTAAGAAAATAAAATTAGAGGGTGCCGCCTTTCGTAATCAGTTTGGGCAGGGTGTTCGTATTGTTGCCGACAAACACAATAGATATTTACTTTCGTCTAATCTTACAATAGACGCAAGGATTTCTATTGTTGGTGGTTTTACTTTTCTTTATAACGGGAGTAAGACACCTTATCTTGGAGTAATTAATTTAGAGGGAGATATATACTATCAAGAGTACTCTTTCAGCATAGAGAATGTTTCTTCTTGGAAAAGGGATTTTTCAGATGGCATTATGACTTGTGGTATAAGTTTAGGCAATCCGAATGCTACAACAAGTCTGGGCATTAATATCTTAAAGGATATTAATGTAAGTGGATTTTATAATGCTATACAACTATACGGAGATGCCATATCTGGAACAGATTATGTCTATCAACACACATTCAATAACATAAGTTCAACTTATTGTGTTAATTGTTTTTATATTCATTCAGAGGGAGGTTCTTGGCATAACTCTAATACCTTTAGAGGTATAACATTAAATGTGCCTTCAAGCGGTTGGACTTTACCTACTGCGCCATTCCCTTGTGTTGTATTCTACTTTTACTCAGATGGCAATTACACTCCAAATTCTTTAACATTTGAGAATGTATATCTGGAGGGGTATCGCGGCGGAACTTACTATTCTTTACTTTTTAAGATACAGAGCTCTACTAATACTTCTGCTGACCCGTCAGGCTGGCAATTTAGAAGCATACGAGTTGAAAATACTAATACTGAACTACACGCAGAATGCGACTGCTTAGCATTTAGTAACACAGCCGTAGATATGCTTTATCACAATAAGAAGTTTAAGGTACAATTAAAGGAAACAACTATAAGTGAAGGAGACGGAACGCTCATTTATAATGGTATTGCTTTTTCAGAAAGACCAGCCTATGAAGCAATGCATAAATTAGTAGTAGACGGAAATTCAATTATAAGAAATGGCTATAATGGAAGTAAATATATCCAAACTGACAACAGATACCCACTTACAAAACTCACTTCTACTGAAATTAAAGCAGTAACTGAAACGAGTTCTTTAAGTAACTTTAATGGCTACTATTGTTGTGCTATAAAAATAGCACCACAGCAGGAAATTTATATATGCAGGAGTGAAACTTTCGTTATCTTATTTACCCTATTTAATGAGAATGAACAGCGAGTATTATTTGGAGAACAGACAGATTTACTTATAAGTACTAGAGCACTACGAGTTATACCTTATTCGGGGAAAGATTATGTTGGCCCTAACGACTCGAAAGGTTATGGTTTATACGTCTTCACTAACAATTCAGCGAACACTTATTACTTAGTTCCTCAGATAAACGGAAATTTTGAAATAAAGAGTAATAAGAATATAGAATTGAAGGAGTTTGATGTGCCAGCAAAAGTAAATAGTAATTATCCAACAATTAAAACTGTTGGTCAAAACTTTTACAATACTTCAAGTAATACTTCGACTTGGTGGAATGGTTCGAAGTGGATTTGTGCAGATGGGTTTGAAGCAGGTTTATATAGGCGTGGGGACACTTCTTCACGACCTACGTTGACTACAACAGATGCTGGCTTTCAGTATTTTGACACCGATTTAGGCAAGCCTATCTATTGGACTGGGGCAAAATGGGTTGATGCAACGGGTGCAGATTTGACCTAACGTGTTAACGAAAAGTCGTTTTTATTAACACGTTCTATTTTCAAGTTAAGCAAATCGGCAATTCTTTAACATAAGCCACTCTTCGGGGCGGCTTTAAAAATTAAGCATTATGAGGAAGATAAACGCAATAATTCTACACTGCTCTGCCACAAGGCAGGGCCGTGATTACAAGGCAAAGGATATTGATAGGTGGCACAGGGCCGAGGGCTACAGGTGCATCGGTTACCACTATGTAATTGACCTTGACGGTACTGTTGAGGTAGGCAGACCCATTGCGCAGGTCGGGGCTCACGCGGCTGGCCACAATGTCGGCTCTATCGGCATCTGCTATATTGGCGGGTGCGACAGTCAGATGAAGCCGAAGGACACACGGACGCCCGAGCAGAAGAGTGCTCTTCTGAGGCTCGTCAAGGACCTTATGAAGCAGTATGGCCTGACAGCCGAGCAGGTGCATTGCCATAACGAGTTCGCCTGTAAGGCGTGTCCATCCTTCAGTATCCAGTCCTTTAGACAAGAGTTGAACCAACATTAAACATTTCATCCCATGAAGCAACTAGCATTACTATTATTTGTCGCGGTGGTTTCCCTACTGGGGGGCTGTAGCGCGAGGAGGTCGTTAGCCAAAGCGGAAACGGACTCCGTGTATTATAGAAATGAGGGGTACAAGGCTGACAGCGTGTACCGAGCCTATACGGTTGACAGCTCATTTTGCCAGACGACCGATGTGGAACTGGTGAAGGTGGCGTTTAAGACCGATACAACCTCTTCCGGTCGCCAAATGGTTGACTATATCATAACGGCCAAAAAAGCCAGCCAGACAGCGTCTAAAGCGGCTGTAATGGAAACTATCACTCAAACGTCCGTAGGGCGGTCCGTGACAGACAGCGTTAGGCTGGAAAGGCACGGCACGTTTGTGATGGAGGAGCAGAAGGCTGCCGAGTCGGGGGGCGCGCACTTTACGGTTTTTATGTTCATTCTGCTGGCCCTTCTCTTAGTGGCCGCCTACCTTTATAGAAAGTTGAGGCGATAACATGATAACGAAAAAAAAAAGCCGCATAGCCTAATAAGCTATGCGGCTTTCTTGTTGCCCGCTTACACGTCCCGATAGGCCGTGAGCGCCTTTCTGTACTCGTCCGTGTCGCAATACCCGCAGCAGTGGTCCTGTGTGGCAATTTTCGAGCGCTCAGGACAGAAGCCCCTGTATATGCAGTTAGGCACCATAGCCCGAGCCATTTCGGGGTCTATCCCGGCTATTTCGTCCCTTACGGCCTCCCATGCCTGACGCGTCTCAAGAGAAGCGCGCCTGCAAAGCCGCACACGGCTGATGTTTATGAGGCTTTGCGCGTTAGCCGTCATAGACATTGAGTTTAGAGAGCCTTGTGGCAGTTCGTCACGGCTCACGCCCGTTCGGTCTGTGCGCTGGGTAGAGACGAACTTTTCAGCACCCTCGTGGTGTCTCACGAAATGTGTTGTGACCCACGTCTTGATAGCCTCCCACCTCCACTTGTACTGAAGCATTCTGATAGGTGAGTGCTCTGCGATAAGCATGTAGCGTTTCCACTCGCTCGTAGGCTGAGGCGTAATGGGTTTCTTTCCGATTGCGTCTAGTGCGGCTTCCTTTACGATGTCCCAGCCGGTCAGTTGTCCTAATTTTGATACTATCATCTTATATTGTTATTTACCGGTTGAGCCGAATCCGTTACAGCCCCGCTCCTTCTCTATGACGGGAAATCCATCAATATGTGTGAACTTGCGGATAACGGCGCAGGCCACTGTAGTATTCTCACTGATAGTAATTATGTGGCTTGTTTCGTTGTAGAGACATACACTAATAGGGTCCTCAAAATCGGCGTCTACGAGGCCAATTTTTACCGTAACGCCATTGATAGGTTCAGCATCTGCGGGATATACTATCGCGCATTGGTCGTGCTCCAGCACAACCCTTTGCGTAAGGGCGCTTCTGTACTCACCTGGCGGGATAACAACCTCACTGGAAGCCTGTAGAGGGACTACAGCGGGCTTCTCGTTCTTTACAGCCACCAGTTGTGCTACAGACTGCCCGTCCTCGAAGGTGTACGGCTCGTTTGAGTAGCTTATCAGAGTGACCTCAAGCACTCTTTCGCTGGGGTTTGCACAACGGATGTCGATATTGCGCGGGAACGCCTGTAGGCCGTGCTTGAATGTCAAACCCGATTTGGGCAGAATGCCGAGACAATAGCCCTCGGGGGTCTTTATGTCACTGACTTTTATGTCCAGCGGTACCGTTTCCCTGGTGTGCGGATACAGTGTAAAGCCCTTCTTGAGCGGAAGGTCAAGGCCTGCCGATAGAGTGGTTGCGTATGTGAGTGCCATTACACCAGGCCCTCCTTCGCCGCTTGTATGCCTGCCTTAAAACTATCTATATTAAAGTTCGGTATCTGCTTGGCGTACCGGCGGGTAACCGCTGACATGCAGTCCTTGTCGAGGTCGCTTTCTTTAATGCCGAGTACATTGAGAATGGCATTTAGCGTCTTCTCCGTGAAGCCTCTCTGTCCGGAAAGCAGAAGGGAAATGGTGCAGCACTTGAGTCCGACCTTCTGGGCCAACTCAGCCTGGGTGACGCCCTTCTTTTTCAGAATAGCCCTGATGTTAGGGCCGTAGTTTTCATTTTTCATTCTATTTAGCAATTATGTTTTATGTGCAAAAGTAGCAGTAAATTTTTATAGTAGCAAATTTTTGCTACCCTTTTTCGCGTATCTTCATACCCCGCGTCAAACCGGCGAGGTACATCTTCATTTGAGCAAATGGGATAGGTGACAGAACGGCCAGCTCAGTGTATCTGTCACTGATGGGCATAAGCACGTATCCGCTACCCTCGATAGCCAATGAGAAATATGCTCCGCCAAGAGCGTCATTCAGCTGGCAGAGCATATTTTCGAGTATGTTAGACTTCTTTTTTGGGAACCACATATCTTGTTATAATTTTAGCCTTACCACAAGTCTGCGAGTTCGTCATTTTTATCTTCGGTCAAGAAGAGGTTTGTAAATATGCCTGTCATAACGTCACACACGATGCTGTTGCCAGCCAATTTGTAGAGTTGCGTCTTGCTGATACCCGCTTTAAGCAGCTTGTCGATGTCGTCCTCATGGACACCAATCAGGCGAAAGCACTCTCGCTCTGTCAGTTTGCGTATGCGGAAGTCGGTGTTGATTGGCGTGTTGACAAACTGCTGAGCACATTTGTCAGTCTGACACGTTAAGCATAAACTGTTTTCGCTAACCGTTCTGTGCCTCGTGTCAAACATCGTTACTTTCCCAGTGGGTATTTTCCCGTTAACAATCATTTCCGCTATAGCGGTGTTCCGTACATCTGCTTTCTTCTCTTTTATCCTTGGTTCGCAACCGCCATGCGCTCCACTTACGATTGTCTTAATTTTTGCTTCGTTTTTCATTTCTAATAGTATTAGGGGTTGCCTGCCTCCACCTTGCATACAGCCAATAGCAAGAGACATCCCTGTTATGTCGTACAAACGGTATTGATTAGGGTTCTTCCTCCCGCTTGACTTCTTCTGTATGTACTTTGCGAGATTTGCAATTTGTTTTATTTTCGGTTGTTCCATTTTCCTTCAGTTTGACGTCCTCCGTATGCCGTTGTTATCGCTTGTTTGTATTTTCTTACTTCAATTGGATTATCAAACGCTTCTTCGTAAAAACATTCTTCCTTTGTTGAGAAGTTTCCTTCTTCGACAAGCCGCTTGAACCAGTATTCCTTGTAATCACGGTACTCTTCAAGCTTGCCTTCGAATTCAATCTTGTCGTACCACTGCCCTTTTAGGTGCAGAATGAGGTTGCGACCGTGTCTGACTATTTTAATAAATTTCGCTCTGTTCATCTTTATCCTCGAATTTCAATTTTAGTTGCTTTTTGTCGCCCAGGAACTCGACCGTTTTCTTTCCGCTGATGTACCATTCGAGTACTGTTTCGGCATCGTATTCGTTTAGGATTAATTCTTTCTTTCTTTCTTTCTTTCTTTAGAAATAAATTCGATAGCACGAAGAAAAGCAGTTCTTATATTCGGGTATCGTTGCAGTGCCTTTCGCTTTGTTGCCGCATTGGACATCGGACAAAGGATGCACCCGAGACGGTGGAAGCCTTGGTCGTACAGCTCGCAGTACGGCACTTGCATATAGTTGCGTATAAACGACCAGACATCGTTGTCCGTCCAGTCTATTATCGGGTTAATAATCAACTTATCTTTCCCAGAAATGCACTGATGAAATGTGCCGTCTTCGTCTGCGTGGTAGACAGCGTTGAACTGGTCAATAGTGCCGCTGAATTTGTGCGATGAGATTTCCACGCTGTTACGCTTAGCTCTCTTAATGCTTTCCGCACGTCTTACGCCAGTGATGCAGACCATCCCTGCTCCGCCTGTTTCCTTTAGTTCAGAACAGCAAAAGCGCACTTGCCTATGAGGCAGAATCCCTTTCTTTCTGATGAGTTGAAAGAACGTGAGTTTCGGTCTTTCCCAGCGCACGTCTGGATAATGCGTGCGGATAAACCGCATCAATTCAGGAGGGTCTATGGTTGTAACTGCGTAATGTGCTTTGAACTTAACACCTGCCATTTTGGCGAGGTGGTAGATGCACTAGCTGTCCTTGCCTCCCGAAAAAGCGAGGTAAAACCCCTCATCGCTGTACCTCAGCGCAAGTTTCTCAGCCTTTCTTAGCAGTGCAACCGCCTTATCTATTTTCGCTTGTGTTATCATCTTCCAGTATTTGAATTAATTCAATCATACTCTTAATCGTCTTGTCGTTCAGATAATATTTCTCGGCAACATTGCTTTCAAGCACATCCTTTAGCCGTTTCTCTAACGGGATAGGCGTAGGGAACTCAAATTTACCACCGCCCAGGATGGACACAACAAATACTCTCTCTGTTTTGCGGGACGCCATAATCCTTGGCGTTCAGAACCTTCCAAAAGTTCTGATAGCCGTATGACCTAAGAGTTTCAAGCCACGCCTCAAAATCGGCCCTGAACTTCTTGCCCACGAGGGCCTTCACGTTCTCCATCATGAGGAATTTTGGCCTCTTGGCTATGATGGCCTTCTCTACTTCCCAAAGAAGTGAAGAGCGTGTTCCGGAGTCCTTCTGCAAGCCCCTTTGCAGTCCCGCATTTGAAATGTCTTGACACGGGCTTGAATACGTAAGGAAATCAAAGTCGGGCACGTTGGACCAATTAATCTTGGTGATGTCCCCGTAATTCCTATCTGCCCACTGCGGAAACAGGGCGTTGTGTGCCACGCAGGCGGGCTGTTGTTCTACCGGTTTCTTCGAGGTGGGGTCACATTCAGACCAGCCTACCAATTCAAAGGGAACGCCCGCGTATTTGAGCGCCAGACACTGAGAGTCATAGCCTGAAAAAGTTGTGAAGACCTTCAGCGGATTTTCTTTTGTTGCTTTCATACTTTCTTAGTTATTAAAATAAATCGGATATATCATCATTCGCATTAAACAACTTTTTAAAAATTGGTATCATAACATCGCATACGATGCTGTTCCCAGCCAATTTTTTTTGTTGTGCCTCTCGCACTACGCGAGTGATTTTTGGTATATCGCAGTCTCTCACGCCCATCAGCCGTAAGCATTCTGTGCCCGTTAGCAGTCGGAGGCGGCCCCCATCGTTAACCGCCGCATCTGTACAGCCAGCTTTCAGGGTTCTACTCATATTGGGCAGCGGTCCGCGAAAGAACTCCATAGACGTGCTAGCATAAAATCCGCATCCATCCGGGATAATCTTAGCCTTAAATTGTACGCTGTTTGGTCCTTCTGATAATTTCATATTGTTTTTACATTCTCCATATTTGTATTATAATGGCGTCTCCGAACACCACTTGCCCGTACTCGGCGTATACACGCTTGTTAAGGCGGGTGCCCTTCTTTATGTAGTTCTCGCTACACGTAATCACCCCGACACCGGGGGTGTTGGTTTTTAGGCGCACAGGCTCCTTGCATCCGAGTATGTTCGTTATCTCGTACTCCTTTAGGCGCCGGTCGACCTTTAAGGCCTCTATGGTTCCGTCCTGCTTGTACAAGACGGGTTTCGGATTTGTGTTTCCCATACTTATTTCTATTTCGTGAAAAAGAATTTTCTATACTCCGGCAGTGGCGCGAGACCCGCTATGCGGTCCACCTCACTGCCGTTTTCATCCAATTTGAGAAGGACTGGCACACGTCTGATACTGTACCTCTCTATGTGTTTTTCTGCATCGTCCGCCTCGTCGAGTAGGATTGTCTTCACCTCCTTTTCAACGCCGAGGCTTTTTAGGATTTGGTCAAGGGCCATGCACTGACCGCAACCACTCATTGAGTATTTAACGTATTTATTCATAAGCCGTTTTGTTCTGTTTGCACCACAAAGTTAGTAAAGATTTTCAGCCCAGCAAAATAAAATCACACTTTTTTATCATCTGCCAGCATTTTATACAGCTCAGGGCTGTATTTAAGCAAGTCCATATAAGTCCTGCATCTAACGAGCGACTTGGCCAACCTGACCTCCTGCCTTGCCCGTGCTTCTTTATGCTTCGTATAGTTGGCAACGCTTCGGTCCACGGCGCGCTTGCCCGTATCGGTGAGCATATTTTCAAGTATGCCCTGGCAGTCGCTCGGTCTGAAATACAGAGGTATGTCGGGTTCAACTCGCATGATGCCGTTTTTCCCGTACAGCTTGCCTGCGTGGTAGTCAAATCCCGGCATAGTCGGTATGCTCATCGGGTATCTGGCATAGCAGTTGAGCAAATCAGTCGGTATGGCCTTCCGCAACGCCGCCTCAATAATCCGTAGGGCATATTTGCAGTTCCCCTCCATACACTCGGTGTACTTATCCGTATAGAGTTCGATAGCCCTTCGCTTGTCGGCAACACTCAGTGGTGCGCTCAGTTTCAGCGTATCAGACTGGAGAGCCTCGTTTACGATAGCCCGCTTGGCTGCCATTCTGTCAGCCTTGGCCTTTTCGCGGGCCTGCCGGATAGCCTCCGTGTTCCTTGAGCTGGCCGCTATAGACTTAAAGTTCGCACGGCACTCCATGCTGTCCGGGGAAATCCGCTCCCAACCCCACGCCCTATCAGTATCAAGCCCCTCATCGGGAGCCAAATCAACTAACTCCCGCCTCTCTTGTTCCATAACGGTGTCAAGGTCAGCGGGAGTTACCTCAGCGAGCAATTTTAATATATCACTCTCCTTCATACGCTTTTGTTTAAGACGTGATGAGCTTCTTCAACCCCTTCAGTACGTCTATGCCGTACTGCTTGTTGAGCAGCATAAAGTACGATGCCCCTAAGACCAGCCGTGACAAAATGTTCAGAATTATGCCAAGCAGAAATACAGGCGTGTAAACCACACCTAATATGGTGTGCGCTGTGAATATCAGTTCCTTTTTCATCTTTTCTTTAATCATATTGTTCGTGAATTGTTTTCTTGCAGAGTTTAATTACTCTGTCGTAGTCGCCCATAGCGTTCGCAGTCAAAATGTTTGTCTGGTACTTGTCTAGCTCGTTAACCTTGCAGTATGCTGTTGTCAAGACCAAGTCGACAGAGGTGTTCACATCGTCAAACTCCTTACCAAGTTGCGCATAGTGCATACACTTCTCGATGTCCTGCTTGCCATTCTTGTTTTTATGCCTAGTGATGTACTTCGCTATGTTGCCCTGCGTAAAGGTCAGTTTGCCCTTCACAATGTATTCGTAGGGCTGCATAGCGCATTTGCTGTAGTGGTCGCCTCCGACCTGTGTGTCTGTTGCTCTTTCCATTTTATATGTTATTAAGATGTTAAATACTCCTTTATCTTCGCCTTGATGCTCTTCATCAGAGAGGCCTGCGTGATGTCCTTCAATTTAAGCGCCTCAATGACGTCTTCATCGTGCGTGTGCTCCACAATAAGGTGATGTATAATGACGGCGCTCTTCTGGCCCTGCCTGTACAGGCGCGCGTTGAACTGCTGATATAGCTCAAGGCTCCATGTCTGGCCGAACCAAACGATTATATTGCCGCCTGCCTGAAGGTTCAGCCCGTGCCCGGCCGATGCGGGGTGAGCCAGCAGAACGCGTATCCCACCTTCGTTCCACGCCTTAATTTCGGCATTTCCCTTGAGTTCCTTGGGCTCGTATGCTTTAAGGTACTTCATTATTCTGTCTCTGTCGTGTTTGAACGTCCATGCGACTAAAACGGGCTTACCCTGCGCATCATCAATTATGTCCTTCAGTGCATCTAGTTTCAGTCTGTGTATCTCATGTACCTCGCCGTCAGCGTCATAAATGGCGCCGTTCGCGAATTGAAGCAGCTTGTTGGACAACGCGGCGGCGTTCGCCACACTAATCTCCGTACCTCCGCCATACAACTCAAGGACCTTCTCCTTCTCAAACTCTTTGTACCTTGACGCCAGCTCAGACGGCATTTGGAGCTTAATGAAGTTATCCGTCCTCTCAGGCATTGTCAGGTAGTCTTTTGCGCCCATAGACATACAAATGTCCGATATCTTTTCGTGGATAGCCTGCTCGCTGTTGTCCAGCAATTTGTAGTCATACACCACGGAGCCATTGGTGCGACCCGGACGGAAGAACGCGCTTCTGTAGGCTGTTATAGTCTTCCCGAGCCGTTGGCCTCTGTCCATAAGGTAAATCTGAGGCCATAGGTCGATAAGTCCGTTTGGAGCAGGTGTGCCCGTAAGACCGACAAACCGCTTGAAATGACAAAACTTCAAGCACTTGAAGCGGTTAGACTGGTGCGACTTGAACGAACTGAGCTCATCCACTACCAGCATATCAAACGGAAGGTTGCCACCACCGCACATACCTACGAGCCATGCCAAATTGTCCCTCGAGATAATGTGTATGTCGGCTTTTGCCTTAAAGGCGTCTATACGCTGTTTGGCTGTCCCTATAATCTTTGAGAAGGTCAGGTGCTTTAGGTGGTCCCATTTCTCGGCCTCCTCCTGCCACACGCTTTCGGCTACCCGCTTGGGCGCGACAACCAAAACGCTGGACACCTCCATAGAGTCGTACATAAGCTCCTCTATGGCTGTAAGGGTTGAGACTGTCTTGCCTAAGCCCATTTCAAGAAACACACCACAATGGGTGGTTTTTTCTATATGCTCAACACACGCCTTCTGATAGTCGTGCAAGTCATTTCTATTCATAACAATTCTAAATCTTCATCGGACAGAACCCTGTAGAGGCGTTCCGTCTTGTATCCTTTGTCGCCGCCGTTTGCAAATCGGTTCAGCTCGTTCTTTACGTCCATCTCCCAGACTTGTACAAAATTTGGATGCTCGATGCTATACTCGCTAACGTACACTTTGTGACCGGCGTTAGCCATACACACCGCCCACGTGTAAAAGGCGTCATAGTCCAAGCCTCCCGCTTTGTACGAGGTAGTTTCCCTGTATGGGATATCACAATAGATGATAGACTCCTCGGGTATCTGCATCTCCGTAAAGGACCCTGATGTGAACACAACGTCAGACAACTTCTTGACTTGGTTCAATATATTTTTTTGGGCCTCGCGCTGGTAGTTACGGCCGCTCGACTCGTTAACGTACCCGTTAAAGAATTTCCCGTTATATGAGGCCGTGAAGCCAACCCAGCCTATTAGACCCAAAAATCGGTCGTCTATAAACTTACCTTCCTCATACGCCTCTTTTAACGTCACATACTGGTCCTTGCTAATCTCGTCAGGAAAACGCCAACCACTTTGAAGGGCCTTAAACATTTCGATTAATGGCCGGTTGATATCGTTGGCCATTCTCGGACCGTCAACTTTGTCGATAAGGTTGCACCCGCCACAGAACGGCTCCACATACCACTGACCGGGCTTTCGGCCTTTTAGAATTATCGGGAGAATGTACTTCGACACCCGCCTCTTACTTCCCATGTACTTCATACGCTTGTTCTTTTTACGCCACAAAGTTAGTAAATGTTTTCTAAAGGTCAAACTCTTTCAGCAATTTTTTAACGCCCTCGATAGTGTCAACGACCTCCACTCTGAAGCCAATAGACCTCAGCGCATTGTGCACGGACACCTGTAACTTGCGGGGTTTCTGTCCGGTTGTTTTCAACTCAACGAACAGAACCCTTCCGCCGG